GGAGTTGCAAAGAAGGCAGTGAACCCACCGGACGGGTCATCATCTCCGGTGTTCAGATCCGAAATGTTGTCATCGACGAACAGCGGTTGGAGAATGTTCTCAAACGCTGCAACGGTCAGCAGAGCGTCAGATTCCGAGGTGTCGTCAGCGGACAACTGAAGCGTTGCGGTGACATCAAGCTCGCAAGTGCGGTCAATCGGATGGACCGGAACCGCAGTCGAAGAACGGATCACGATTCGCGGAAAATCGGGCATTCGATCTTCCAAGTCGGGATCGTTGAACGCGCCGTGTCCGTAGCTAGTCAGACAAGCTGGAGTTCCAAGCGGAGACGCTGACCAGTCTTGAGCAGCCAGCCAATCGGCCAACGCTCGCTCGGTACGCATTGCGACGCCATTCATTGAACGACAATTCCTTTCGACTCGGACCCGTCAAATGCTTCGGCCAGCTTGGCGGCAATGTGAATTTCAAGCTCACGCGCTTCATCGTCGTAAGCTTGCTGCATCGCTTTGGAGTAGATGCTTTCCACCTTACCAATCTGATCGTCAGCAAGACCGATGTTCATTCGGACGTTAGAATACGGGCTAAATCCGGCCTTCGCATTGTAAGCGTATGCTGAAGACCCACGATGCATTGACACGTTCTCGTAAGGCAAACCGTACTGGTTGGCGAGATTGACCAATGCTTGATTGGCAGCAACGGAGCGAACTTGAGCGGAACCCTTCTTGGCCCGTCGAGTTCCTCCGAATTGCTGGAACGATGGAGAAAGCTTCTTGATTCCCTTAGTCACGCATGACTTGAGGTAACCAACGGAACCAGCAGCGCGACGACGGAGCTTGGCGGCAGCGTCTTTCATCTTTTGACCGTAAAGTCCATCATTTCCAGCCTTTGCATTCTTGGCTTGAGCGATCAAGTGGACGAGACGCAACTGACGAGATCGACCCACCTTCTTGCCGGTCTTCTTGTCAAAGGCAGGGGAACCAATGGGCCGGTTGTAGTAGTCGAGAATCTTATTCCGCGCCGCTTGCGGAGACTTCGGAGGCAACAAGCAGTACAGCCGCAGCATCAGGAAAAATGTGCGAGCATTGACAGCATCAGCCAGCGACCGCTTGGTCTTGGGCAAGTATTCCTTCCAAGCCGCATCAAACCGAGACGTATCGACTGTGACTGTTGGCCTCATTTGGTCTTAGCCCCCAGTTCCAGAACGTAATACGCACCGGTTCCGTCTCGCTTCGCGGAGATGATTCGCAGCGTTCGACCATCGTATGTGAGTGCGCGCCCCACCACCGGAATCATCTTTCCAAACGTAAGCTGAAGAGCGTCGGTGTTCTCTTGAGTGATCAAGCTTCCGGTCTCTTGCAGGAGACGGTCAGCGGTCGATCCAACGTCAGCACTCCAGACGGTCGCGTCTACGGTCACCAGCGTCGAGTCAGCCAATCGCCAGTCAGCCAGCTTGACCAGCAGGCGGACCTGCACGTTGTCCTGAAATCCACCATTGACGACGTTATTGGAGTCAGTGATCGCAGCAGGAATGCAGCGGACAAGCGACCCCTGCCAGATAAACGATGGATTTCCCATCGCTCCCTGAAGGACCGTCATTCCCAACTGAAGACTGGTTGCAATCAGGTTCACGCCGTGAAGTAGACACCGGATACAACCAACCGTGAAGTTGCTTGAATATGATCAGCCAAGCTGGAGATGTCGCCGGTTTCGTAATGGCTCAACTCGCAGTAAGAAGTCCCGCCGACAATTTTACCAATGACAGCAGTCCTAGCTTGAGCCGTCGCATTGTCCAACCAGATCGACACAGCAGCGTCGTAAGTAACGGGATCTGGAAGACCTAATCGAAGATTTCCAGTAGCAGAACCACTCACCGAGTTGATGGTCAGATCAACGGTAAAAGTCGACACAAAACCGATAGACGTATGTCTAGCAGTGTTGACGGTAAAGTTGAACGTTCGACCACCACCGGAATCAATCAACGTAGGAACCCACGTTGAAGGAGCCACCATCGGCAGCGCGACATAGATCTCCGAGAAGTTGTCGTTGGCCTTCTGCCAACTAGCGCGGAGCGTGTCTCCGGTGTTGTCGTTTGCGGTTGATCCAACGTTGATGACTTGTTGAGCCATGGTTCAATCTTTCGGCAATGCGTACCAACCCTCGGACAACGTAATTCGGTTGCTGGAGCGCACAGAAACCCCGTCCGCTCCTTTGACCCAGACTCGCGCTTTGACGGTTTCAGCAAGCCTTACCGGCTCACCGTGAGGCACCATGACAACGCGAGTGCCACAGCCACAGCTACCCACCAGCGCGGTCAATGCGATCCAGAAGCTTTGCTTTAAGCTCTTTGTCTGGTTTCGCATCTTCAACGGTGGGAGGTGTTTTCGCCAGACCAGTCAGCCACTTCAAAATGGCTGTCACGATCTGTTCGATGATGTTCACTCAGTCTTTTTCTTGTCCGCATCTTTTGCGGCGATCAAACCGAAACCAACGGTCACGGCAGCAATGGTCGCAGCAAAATCAATGTTAGTCGCGGGATCACCGTCGAACAGTGCTTTGAGCGCACCGCCAACAGCGACCATGATTGCGCCAACTCCAGCGAGAGTAGTTTTCCAGTTCATTTTTTTAGAGCTTTCCAGAGTCCAATTGCAGCAGCGACAAACGCCAACACAGCGGCTCCAAGCTGGAACCACTGCGTCAGTGTTGGTATGAACGAGACAGCACCAGCAGCGGCGGCAGTTGCGAGCGATACGCCGATTCCACTGCCACTGTTGGTGCTGTCGGGTTGCATGGGTTACTGAGGTTGAGCGGCGGACTTGATCTTCTCGACCAGCGGCAAAGCGACGGCAGCGTTAGTAAGACCACCGGCTTTGACTGCGATGTCGATCAGAGCGATCAGGTTGTTGGCTTCGGTTTCGTTCAGCTTGATAGTGATTTCCATATCAAGCGGAAGCATCGACGACAGCCTCAACCGCCGCAACCAAAACCGGCGTCACCTGCGGCAACATCGGAGGAACAATCATCACCGGCGCCGCCCACGGCAGCGGCGGAGCAACAACCGGAGGATTGACCTGATCAGCAATCTGCTGCGTCACGTTCGTCTCAATCGCGGTCTGATCGACGCCATTGGCGAAGCACCAGCCGAGAACTTGCGCCTCAGTCAACTGATCGTAAGGCGTGAACGAACCGCTCGGCGGAGCGAACGACGCGCTGCCGTAGCAGGTGCCGCTGTAGGTGCCATCGGTGCCGTTGCAGCGCCAATCGGCGGTGATGACGACATCGGTGAGAGTGCTTTCAACGGGTTTGCAGAGAAGGCGTTCGATGATCCAAGAGGTGGTAATCATGGCTTACTTAGCTTCGAGAGTTTGAACACGGGCGGTGAGTTCTTTGATGGCGGCAACCAGCAGCGGAATGACTTCGGTGTAGCGCAAGCCAAGCTCGCTGTTCTCGCCCACCACATCGACTGCTTCAGGAAGCACAGACTTCACATCCTGAGCAATCAGGAACGAACGACGAGTGCCTTCGCTGTCGGTCTTGAACTTACCGATGACAGAACGCAGCGAACCAACCTTAGCGATGGCGTTGCTGATAGGCTCGATGATGTCCTTCAACGTTTCGTCGGACAACGTTGTCCAAGCGGTAGCGCCTGAAACAAGCTGAACACCAACGGCAGAACCATTTTGAATCTTGTAGTTTGGAGTTGCACCAGTGTCTGCGATTACACCAGTCAACCAAACATCGGTTCCAGACTTCCTGATGATGTTGGTTCCGTAGCTGTTTACATAATCAATTACAAATGTCGCATTTGTTCCAGCAGCGTTTGATTTAACACGCGCAGTGCAATCACCAGTCGCAGTTTGAACATCCAATCGACCACCAGCAGCACTCGTCGTCCCAACCAACAGATTCCCGCTCCCATCGAGCGTCAAAGCTTGGGTGAAGGTGATGGCGGTTCCGGATGTTCCACTTGCAGCGTTGAACCAGTAATGCACTCCAGACTGCTGACGGTAGAACGATGCGGAAGCAGTGGACTTATAAATCCAGTTCGTGCCGTTGTTGTACGCATTCTGCGTCACATCCATC